ATGGCTACTTCATTTCGATACGGTCACGGTGGCTCTTACAAATCGGCTTGCGCCGTGTGGTTTGACTTACTGCCTGCACTGCGTGAAGGTCGAATTTGCATTACGAATATTCATGGCATGCAGCCACTTGAAGTGATTGAACAACGCCTTGGTGAAAAGTTTCCTGATACGGCTCGGCTCATTCGCATTAGCTCTCGCAACCCTGAAGGCTTCGAGCTTTGGAAATACTTCTTCTGTTGGGCTCCTATTGGCGCGTTCATCCTCATTGATGAGTGTCAGCAAATCTTCTCGGTCAATGCAGGTTTCAAAATGGCGAACATACACAAGCGCCCTTTCACTGACTTTGAGCCTCACTTGCCGGAAGGATTCTCTGAGCTGTTTCACTCTCGCTGGCTAACGATTGATACGTCCAGTTTGGACAATGGCGAGATAGACGATTGCCAACGTACACGTTTTGATGAGCAAGGACGCATCATCTATCCGGAGAACTTTAACAACGCCTTTATGGAGCACCGGCACTACAACTGGGACATTGTGTTACTCACACCTGACTTTGCTCAAATCCCGAAAGAGTTAAAAGGTGTCGCGGAGTTGGCCAAGCAACATAAGGGTAAAGATGGGATCTTCTTTTCCAACCGCAAACCGCGCATCTTGGAACATGACCCAACTCGAACGGTCACCAAACCAAGCAAAGACGATGTGGTTTATAACCTCAAGGTGCCGCTTGACGTCCACCTCCTCTACGCCTCGACTGTCACGGGGCAAATCACCAAGTCGGGGCTTGGAAAGAACATCTTTCTTAACCCGAAATTCTTAGCAGCTATGGCACTGGTCGTGCTTTCATTTGGGTACTTAGTTTATGCGCTTATTGGTATGGTTTCTGATTCTGAGACGACAACTGCGGAAGGAACGCAGCTTCATCAAACTTCGCAGCAAAGTGGCGTTTCGACTTCGCAAGGTCAAGCACGTCCTGGTCAAAGTGGTTCGCCTGGTTCTGTCATGGGTTCTAGTGGTTCTGGCTGTACGGGTTCTGGTTGCGGGAATGAGTCTTATCATGACGTAGGCACCGTTCCGGCTTGGTTCCCACTGGCGAACTCAGAAAGTATCTATGTCTCTGCGGTGGAACGTTGGCACAAAGCCACCTCGATACACGTCAACGTGCATTTTGAGGTTGTCACACCGCGCGGTGTGACTTACCTCGATGACGGATTCCTAAACAAGTTGGGCGTCAAGATGGAATATCTGGACGATTGTCTCGTCCAGTTGTCCCACGGCGCATCCAACTTCTATGTCACGTGTTCGCCGTATGAGCAATATGCACAACGGCAAGAGCAAGATATTGAACTCAAACCCGTTGGCGGTTTGTTTAGTGGAGACGAAACCTAATGAATGAATACGTAACGCATGGACAGCTGGTTGAAATCATCGAGCTGTTTGATCATCTCTCGATAGTGAACGCCGTCATTGTGGTACTCGCGTATGACCTTGCGAGATACCTCCTAGGCAAACTGGTCGACTACTTCAATTAAAGGCACGGTGCCAGCCCCGCAGGGATAAGGAGTTGCGGAGCGACGACGAGGCACCAAGCCGCCCACCTTAGCAAAACCTAGCTTCATTACTTAATCGGCGCGGTTAGCAGCCCAAAGCCACTTGGATGCTGCCGCCCTCCTTCCTGCTAGACCAGCCTTGCAGAGACTATCCACACCAAAGGCGCGTTAACCTACTGGAACGCTGCATACTCACTACATCAAAGCTTTGCGAGTGTCGAGCAATGCTTATTCTTCTTTTCTGGGTTATCTCCGACGGACGCGCGGAGCAAGTGAGGACGGGCTAGGACGATTGCGCGACGTGCGGCGGGAGGTTAAACCCCCGAATCTGTATTACGGGGGTAAATTCCACTGTAGTCCAACAGTCCGCGTAGTCATAAATAGAATTAAACCAAGGAAGCATTTTTACATATGTATTTTAGACATGCAGCATCACTCAAGATATAGGAAGATGGTATCCTATAAATAGATTATTAGGTTTACTTAAATCTTAACAACATGTTGGGCTATGAAGGGATTAGATATGAAATACGTCTTTAGAGGGAAAAGTTATACGACATTGACATCATGTTACCGAGACAATACAGATCAAGTAACTGTTGGTATAGGAACTGTAAGAACACGATTGAAAAACGGTTGGAGTTTAAATAAAGCTCTGTTGCACCCTAAACAAAAAACAATAAAAACAAAGTTAGGTTCGCATACAGTTGAGGGGAAAGTATACGAAAATTTGCCAAGTATTGCTGAAGAGTACGGCATGACTTTAAATACAATTTATAAGCGATATTCTAGAGGCTGTCGTGGGGATGATCTTGTACCTCTAAAAAAGAGAAAGTCTTATGTGGCTCCTGATGATGAAGCTAATTTCCGCTTTTATGCTAACGGAGTTGGATATAAAAGTGCTGCAGATGCATGCAGAAAGCTGAATGTAAAATATGGAACTTATAGGCTTCACATGTCCAATGGTTTTACAGTCGAACAAGCTTTAGGTATCGAGAAGGTACAAGACGGAAGAAAGGTTAGAGGAACCAAGTTTAATGTCGATGGAAAGGAGTACACGATAAATGAGCTGTCTATCTTACATAATGTACCGGAAGCTACAATTAGGGATCGTTTAAGTCGAGGGGCTACAATTATACAGTCAATAGGATTGGACGAAATACCAAAAGGGACTTTAAAGAAACAACGAGACGTTGCTAAAAATAAGAGAAAACCGATACGTTTAACCGTTAATGGAAAGTTGTATACAAGCTATAAAGCTCTAGCTGATGCTTATGGCTTACCTCAGTACACAGTTCGCCAGAGAATCGTGGTCTATGGTTACTCACCTGAGGACGCAGTTACGCTTGATGGAAAAAGTAAGCCATTAACAGTTGAAGGCGTTGACTTTAGTAGTAAGGCTGCTGCAGCTGAGGCTTACGGGCTCACTCCTGCTGTACTTTTAGCTCGGTTAGCTGGCGGTTCTACAATTGAACAAGCATTAGGTATTGAAGATAAAGAAACATCAAGAACAATAACTTATGAAGGCGAAATGTATAACTCTTTGAAAGATTTAGCTGATAAAAAAGGTATTTCCGTCGGTACGCTTAGGTCAAGAGTACAATCAGGATTATCGCTAGAAGAAGCAATTAAAGCAGGAAACCGAATTATAAATTCAGGTAGGTATAACTTAACTATTCTACAAAGGGACAATGCGTTAGCAAACAAACCTGCTTGGTTGTATTTTGTTCGCATTCATATAGAAAACAAAGAGCGCTTCAAAGTGGGGATTACAACTCAAACTGTAGATAAACGTTTGAAACAAGAAGCTTACGAATTTCAAACGATTAAAGTTGTTGATGGTACTTTGTTAGACTGTTTTTTATTAGAGCAAGAAATTATCGACCTTTTATTTGATAAGCGTGATCTTGAAGTAACCTCCGATATGTTAGATGGCTATTCTGAAATATTTATTCTTAATGAAAGTGATATAGAAATAGTAAATGAAATATTAGATATCTAGCTTCTATACTCTAGATATCTAACACTTTGGATCTTTGACTAAAAGAGGTTCTGAGCCTTTTTATATGAACCTTTTTAACGCCCTTGCATATTTAAGTATCTGGTGGGCAACTTTTATATCATTTGATGCGCCAAGTTCTAAAAGAGCGACACCGATTAAAACTTGTTGAGCTGTTACCAGTTGACCTGTAGGTAGCTCTAACCGATCATGCCTCATTACGAAGTTTTCCCATTCTTCACAAGAGCTTAATTCCCTACCCTTATTCATCCTCATCAAGCGTTTACACTCTGGAGGAATCGATTTTCCTTTATCCCATTCTTTGACCGTCCTCACATTTTTTAAACAAAGTTTGGCAGCTTCTTCGACGGTTAAACCACATTCAAATTCACGAAAAATATAGTTTTTAGTCATTTCGTGATACTTCATTGAATTGTCCCTCAAAAGAGAGACATTTTATAGGATACGCATATGCAATCGCATTCAACATAAGCGCCCATAATGCGCACCAAGAGGTGGTTTGTTAACAAAGGCTAACTCTTTGATTAAGTGTTTCATAAGTGTCTGATAACCAAGCCGTAATTTTTTATTTTGTCGATTTTCATAACGCAAGTTACTTGTACTATTCGTGACGTTCGTTTTGTGCAATCAACGAAAAACCAATAAAACCCTGACCGCCACATAATGTTGCGTTCGGTAACGCCCAAAACAACAAGAAAAATATTTTTAGTCAGTTATTCAATATGCGAGCGTTGTCATGTTTCACGAATCATTCCGCACACTCTTTTGGCGTGAGTTTACCTCCATTAAGCAAGGCGCTGAATATTTTCACGTATCCAAACCCACGATTACTCGTTGGCTTGATGGTACGGTTTCTATCAATCCAATGGCAGAAAAACTACTGTTGATTAAGGCGCTTGGTTATTTGCCTAATGATTTGCGTTGGTCTGGGTTTCGTATCTGTGAAAAACGAGCTGTGTTTATCACACCGTCTGGTCGTGAGTTTAGCCCTAAAGAATTGGAAAGCTTTGTGTTCTGGCGTGACGAACATCGTCAGTTTGTGGAAATGTACGGACACTTTGAGTATCCCAAGGTTTATCCCGCTAAAGAAAACGTCTTACCGTTTCGTGGCGGCCGTCGAATGAAAGCCGCCAAGTGGATACCAAGTAAGAAGCGAATTACCTAGTATGCTTTACCTTGCGTAATGTTTAAGTAAGGACGGTAAATGAAAGGAATCTTGAAGATACGTTCGTTTCTTGCCGGCCTATTTTCAAAAAAGCCAATGTCAGCTAATTTGTTAGCTATTGATCTAGATACTTCTTCATCTTCCCCCCAAATCTCTTGAAGTGTCGATAAATTGTGCTCTGCTTTTTTATTTTCGAAGCAGAGTATCTTCTCTTTCAACTCAGGAAACTCTGCGAATAAAGTTTGTTCTGTACGAACTTTGGAAACCTCTATCGTCGCATTTTTAATGGCAGCCCTGCTAACGATATTTGGCTCTTCAACTTTGTCATTCCCAATTTCTTGTTCGCGCTGTTCTTGTGTAACAATCTCATTGTAGTAGTGGATCAACTCTCGAGGTGGAGTGTTCATCAAACCGTCTCTAATTCGGCTTTTTATCCATTCAAATGTTTCTGACTTCTTTTCCCCAAGGTCAACTTGCTTAGGAAAGATTTCATAGTAAAACTTCTCTTGCTGATTGTGATCGTTCATGATTTCGCTGGTATTTACATTAAAATGTTTCACCAAATTAGTGTCACAAAGAGCTCTTCGAATTATTAAGTTGAGGAGGTTTTTACTATCCCAAGAGATTGTGGTCGTTCTAGTTATGTGGCTAGCTTCGCGAAAACCTTCTTTTGTAATTCGAGCCCAAATGTCATCTCTCAAAAATACTTTTAGAGCAATCTGTTGGTACTCTTCGACATCTCGATAAACTTTAAATAGTGCGCGAAGTGCATTTTTCTCTAGCTCTAAGCTTTCATCGAATGCTACGTCCAATCGATCGCAAAGTAGCCAGCATGACATTGAGATAGATCGTAGATGTTCATCTAGATGTACCAGTAATTCATCAACAGATAGTAACCCCTTTTGAGACTCTTCAAAAGAAGGTGTTCTAAACGTGATCCGTCCAGAGACTGATGCCTCTACTAAACTGCCTCCACCTTCTAAAGACTCAATATTTGCAAGTTTCTTAGCAAATGACGCGGCACCGTTTAGTAAACGCTTAAGATTGTTCGTCTCTTGAATTAGTCCTGCTTCTACCAAACGATCCCTAACCTCATTAGCTTTCCCTTTGCATTGGTTGTTTTTTTGAAGGTAATCTACGATAAGTTGACAGAAGTAAATCTTCCACAAGTAAACAAATTCTTTTTCTGATGTAGGAGGAGTCGAGCTGATGTCTGAAAATACTGTTTGACCTTGAGGTTTTTCTGCTGAAAGAAGAAACGTATTCCTAGAGCTTAGCAGTTCACTTTCTTTTTGAAGTAAAAGAGTATAAAGAGCACTTTTACCTGCTCCTTTTGAACCGAAAACAACGTCTTTTTTACCTTCGTAAAGCTCCTTCCAAGCGTGCGTCTCTACAAAATAAGAGTTCAAATTTTCAGCTTCATTTTCTGCGACACGGTCACCAAAGTTGATTGGAATAAACATTTTAAGCCTTTTTTATTTGTTGGTAGAAAACCACTATATTTTCTATCAAACCAATAGGTTCTGACAATGTGCAAAGACAAAAAAGCCGATCCCCATCGCTAAGGGTTCGGCTTTTTTTAGGCTTCTGCTTTGGTGGCTTTCGTTTGAAGCCTGTCGAGGTCAATCGACCCGCCAAAAGTATCGGCTCCCTACTCACTGTGTAAATCGTCATTAATGACGTTTCGAACCAGTTCGCACGGTTTAAGACTTAGTTATCATTGTTGCGCGTGGCAGTTAGAACCAAAACACTTTCTCGGACTTCTTGCAGCCCTTGGGTTAACTGCTTATTGATAGCAATCTGGTATTTCAGATTCATCCCCATCAAAGCAAACAGCACAAGCGATTCCGACGAAAAGCCCAGACCCGATAAGGCGTTAACTAGGGCGCTTTCCATCCAAGCCCCCTACACTTTTTGTCGGTTTCCAGCTGTCCGGCAGCGCTTCATACACACCAATCACGGCGGGAATGGCCAAGCCAACAGCGCCGCCAAGATTAACGCCTGTTTCGGTGATTTCGACGCTGAATAAGTGACCGTAGCCCGTTGCCGCAGCGATGACGGAACCCAGTAGCGCCAAGCCTTTTAATGTGGAACGTTCAAACATGTTGTGTTTCTCCTTAAACCAGATTGACGCCTTTCAGCACCGTGTGTTTGCTGTAATGACGACCCACTTCCATAATGCTCATGGCGTGAAGCACTTCGACCAACAGCGGCTTGTTGTTCACCAAATCAATGCGCTCATCCATACCGACGCCCACGCGACCCGCAACAAAGCGTGCGTAGTTGGCGGTGTGGTTTTCGTTTGGCGGCGCAAAGCGGTGAATGATTTCGGTTAGTGTGTGTAGTTCGTGGCGTTGCTGATAGTTACGCAGCAAAATCGCCCCCGCACGAAAGCCCCATTCGGGCGCTTTAAAGGTTTCAAAGGCTTTATCACGTGACGGCGTCACCTTGCCTTTCCACGCATTGCCCGCAATGCGAATGTTAAGCGGGTTATGAATGCGAACCCCGCGAACGCTTGATGTGGTTGAGGTTGTCATGGTAAAGGCTCCAATCCCTAAGAGTATGATGACAAAGATAAATAGCGGCATAACTACACCGCTTGATAGTTGGCTGAATTGAAGTAGTTCAAATGCACGGGCGTTTTCGAGTAGTACGCCATCAAATGCGCGTGTGATTGACCGCCCGCCGTATCACCTTGCACCTGTACCGTGTTGTGATTCACTTTGGTAATGGTCGATGCACTGTAAGGCGCCTCGGTTGTCGTTCCTGTGATTTGGCAGTTACAGAAAATCAGGTGTTTCTCCATGCCAAACGGCATTGAATAGCGCCCCACATCGACACTCACGCCCCCTGTTAGCTCTGCTTTCGTCAAGCGCCCTAACGAATCAACACAGCGCATCGTGTCTTTTGCTACTGGGCTCGGTGTTAGGTCTGGGACGACATTCGCTTGGCTTGGGTTTAGGAATACGCCTGCGCCTGTAAACGCGGTGCTCTTTCTGCCGTTGTTCATGTCAGACTCAACAAAAAAGGCATAAATGCCCCCTGGCTTAAGTTTCACGCCGTGAATCCAGCTGTGAACAAAATCCGGTGCTTTCGGTTGCGCGGTCATGCTTGTTGCCACGTAATCCACAAAGTCGCCGTTTGCATCGAGTTCAACCACACCAAAGCGGTGATAAACCGTGTCGTCGTGCATTTTCAGATAGACCGAGTACGACAGGTCAAGCAATACGCCTTTACCGTCTACGACTTCCAGTACCTTTTCGGTTTCCATTGGTGCGCTAAATACGCTGAAATGCAGCGTCTTGGCTTTATCGCCACCCATCATAAAGAACGTGGCTTTTGCCGTTGGGTCGCGCTTTTCTACTTCACCGCCTCGGGTGTTGTAGTGCGCAGCGTGAAAGTGGCGCGCTTCGGCAAAGACTTCGACGCCCCAACCAAATGGTGCGGGACGGCCAAAGCTGCGCCCTAGGTGCATTTCGCTGACGCTTTGGTTTTCGTAGGTGAATGCGCCTGTTGTCCATCGGGCATAGAATGCCGATTGCCAGTTGATGTCTAACTGAGCCGCTGAGAAATCAGGGTTAACCAATAAGTTTTCAGGTGACTCCCCGCTTGCTTGCGCCTTGGCGTCGTCGATGCAATCGGCCAAGTATTCGATTTTGTTGCGTGGGTTGCCGTTTGGCAGATTGTCACGTACTTGTCCCATGCGTTTAAATCTCCATAATCGTGACGGTGTCACCCGCCGTGCCTGTTAATGTCATGGCGGCCGTGCTTTCGATGGTGATGCGCTCGCCCGCGTCCAGTTCAAACGCGTCAACAAACACCGAGGCAGTGTTGGCTTTCGACGCCTTAATCGTGATGGCTTTGCGCGTGGTGTTTTGTGCCATGTTGTGCGGAAACACGCTCACGGCTTCGGTGATGAGGTTGCTACTGACTTGCTCATCCACTTTGACCACTTGCGTCGCTTCGAGCGTGACCGCGGGCAACGATTGAACATTCACGGGTTGCGGCGCTTTGAACTCAACAGGCGGCAAAGTGGTGACGCCGAGCTGTTGATTCGCGGCCAATTCAACCGCGGGAAGCTGATTCACTGCCAATTGTTGATTGGGCGCGATTTCTACCGCGGGTAACTGTTCAATCACCACACTCGGCAAGGCTTGAACCACCACGCTTTGACCCTCAACAGGCGGCATAAATGATCCATAACCAAACTGAATTTCGATTTCGTTGTCGGTGCGGCTAGAGATAAGCAAACGCCCAAGGTGTTTACCCTCGCCTACGTTAAACACCGCCGACTTGCCAAGCGTGACGCGCTCACCGGACGATTCACGATAGATTTCAATTTCAGCTTGCGCCGCTTTCAGATACAGCCAATTGCCATCAGGCGTCAGCGGGATGGCTTGACCCGCGATAAGTTGCGTGTTCATCGTTTCTTCACCATTACGTAGCCAAGCACCAACACAAGCACGATTGCTAATACCACCATCATTTTGCTTGTTTCGACTTGCCCGCCGTCCTGTTTGAATTTCGCCAAGTCCATCATGGCTTCGAGGTTCTTTGAGTTTTGCGCCGCTTGGCTGCCCGCCAGTCCCGCCAACATATCGAGGTTTTCGCTGTTGGTTGAGGCATAGGTAGCCAATGAGTTGCCCGCAAAATCAACCACTTCATCAATCGCGGTTTCGGCGATGTCGTGCGTGGTGTCCATCGCTTCCAGCGAAATGCGCTCATTGCTGTTGAGCATTTCCCCGCCAAGCTCCATTGCGGCAGTCACGGCGCCGTGGTCGGTCATGGTGGTGTTAATGGTCGAGTTGTTCACACCCGAAATGGCAACGCCGAGGTTGTCACCACTAATGGCATTTTGACCGCTAACGTTAGTGGTGTTACTGGTATTACTCGACTTGGATTTAGAACTGCCCATCTACCACACCCCCAAATCTAAGCGGATAAAGTCACCATCTTGCTTGGCAGTGACGCCAATCGAACGCACCAAACGCGCCACGCCACTAAAGGCAGTGTCGGCGGTCATGGATGACATACCCGCCGCTTTCACGACTTTGCATAACTGGGTAATCCCCGAACGCAGACCGCGACCCGCGACGCCCCACAAAAAGTAGTTGTCACCGTCACGCTCACCCGCAATCACTAACGAACAATCGGCGCTTTTAAGGCGATACAGACTCACACGCCCCTCATTCACTGCTTTACACAATTCGGTGTAAGCCTGTGGGCAAGCACGAAACGCGGGCTTGAGCTCCCCAAGCGCCCGTTTCGATTGTGTCACCACTTCAATCACTTCTTTTTCCATAGCAACACCGCCACAATCACAATTACTGCAATCATCATCAACGTGGACGGGTTAAACACACTCGCGCCGCCCATGTTGATGCTGCCCACTGACAGGCTGCCGCCCGACTTACCATTGGCGCCACTGGTTGCGGGGCCACCGTTGGCACTAATTGGCATCGAACCGGAGTTACCTAATAGCCCACCAATCATAATTTGAATCCTTTCTTGTACAGGATGTAACAAACCAGAAGCAGAGCGAGCACCAAGCCGATGCGGTCAAATCCGCCCGACACTTTGACGCCCGCCCAAACGCCGACCGCACCTGCAATTAGGTATGGAATAAACGGCATTACTTCTTCCCCTTAGCGACGTAGAACACCGCCAATAACAACAGTACGAACAGCATCGCGCCCATCATGAGGTGCGTGGTTGTCACCCCCGCAAACGCGGAGGTGTAAACAGGCTCACCTGTGGGTTGTTGGTAGTCGTTATTGTGCTTGCGCTGTTCATCTGGATTACTGGATTCGACGCGTTGAGCTTCGTTCTCAATCTTTACGCCGAGCCAGTCTTTGCCCAAGTCGGTGACGTCGGTCAGCAGTTCGCCGCCCGTTTCTAATACGCCATCCCAAATGGAGCCCCACATGCTTTGCTCTTGCGCCATAACGCCCCCTTACTGCGCGGTAGGCACCGCCACTTGTTCGATGGCTTCAATCAGTACCGGAATACTGCCCGCTGCCGTTTTTTCCACTTCAAACGCCAGTTGTTTCATGGCTGCGGTTGGTAGACGCGCTTCGCTACCAAAGCCGCAGCGCGTGAAGTCCAGCGAGAAAAAGCCCGCGTTTTGCTCACGACCCGCTGCCGCAAGGTCATAGGCGTTATCGGCTTTGTTGACGTTGAGCTCTTCACGTTCATCACGCAGCACACGAACGCGCTCAATCGTGTTGTCTTTTAGGTGCAAACGCTTGATAGACAGCGCCGCGCTACGCTCGGCAAAGTCAAACGGCGTGCGACCACTTGCCGCGGCGTACCACGTTTGTGAGTAAAGGCGTGGCATGTAGATACGCTGAGTTTGCGCCGCAGTGGTATGAGCGCGAGCGCGAATCATTGGCGCCGCTGTCCCTGTCTTGGCTTTTAGCTGGATGTACATAAACCAGATTTCGCCCTGCAGGGTCACAAGCTCACCTGTACGGATACCCAGCTTGGTGCGCATCGTCATGTCAGAGAAGTTCAACACGTAGCGACCCGCTTGCACGTACTCTTTCTTGTGCTCTTGCAAGTCGATAAGGTCTTGACCTGTCACGTTGACGATTTCACGACCATTCACTTTGACCGCAATGCGTTCAATGTCCGCAGGGTCAAGAATGTCCGTGACTAGCTCGATGTTTTGGTAAGTTGGGCCCGATACCAAGCGCAATGTGGCTTGGTTGCCCCAGTTCACACCTTCAACAGGGTCAAGCTCGCGTGGACGTGGGTTAAAAGGCTGTTTTAACGCTTCCATTAGAACCATCCTTTGTCGCCGTTAAGGGTTTCACGCACTGGCGTCAGTACGCTGATGTTGTTGATAGCCGCAATCACGATGAGCGTGATAATCAGTGCCATCAAAAGGTTTTTATGTTGCTGTTTCAT